CTACGGTAGGCCTTCGCCACTTGCTTCAGGCTGATCAGGTAACGGGTCATACCGTTCCACAGCAGGTTAACGAACTCGCGGTAGTCAGCGAGCGAACCCGACGCCAACCACTTCACCGGGCTTTCGTCGGTAACCATTTTGGTCAGCACGACATACATCTTGAGCAGCTTGTTGATTTCCAAGCTCTGGATGACGGAGAAGTTGAACACGTTGTTCTTGTTGGAGAACATGCGACTCAGCTCGTAGACGTCGGTTACCGTGTTGGCGGCGCGCGACAGGTCGTACTCGTCGTTAGACAAGATCTCGACCACGTCCGGGTGAGAAGTGTTGATGTAGGTCGCGATCTCTTCCGCGCTGGCGTAGTTAAACGACAGACGGCTCAGCACGTCCAACGAAACGTTGGTGAAGTCCAGGGCGCTGTTCTTCACTTCGGTCGGGTAGATCTGCGAGTCGAAGAACGGATCGTCAACGTTGACGTAGCTGTACGACAAGCGGCTGAAGCACAGGTCCTGCAAGCGGTCTGAGGTGTAGAGAATGCTCAGCTCGCTGGCCAAGGCCTTAGCAAAAGGCACACCGTAGTCCTTGATCATGTCAAAGCCACCACGAATCACGGAAGCCAGTTTGTCGCTGGTGGCCTCCATGACCGGGGTGTGTGCGGTGGTTTCGCCGGTGACCTGAGGGATCTCAGTGCGGAACGCTTCGGTGTACGCGGCAGAGCCATAGCTCTGTTCGTTCAAACCGACGATCAGATCCTTAACACGGATCGGGGTGTCGGAGTTGTGAGCGACCGCGATGGATTCGGCAAGGGAAAGGCTAGAAGAACGAATCATGCTTTATCCCCTGTCACAACAGCATTAATAGCTTTGCTGATGGCTTCGTCTTGAATGGTCTGTTCCAATGGAGCGATGAACTCCAGGCCGACCTTGTTGATAGTGCTCTTCACGAGTTCCACCGTGTTGGCGATAGACACCGTGTCTTGAATGAAAGTTTGCTGATTCATGGTGAACAGACCCTTTACGGAAGAATGGGATTAAGCGGCGATGACACGGTTAACAGTGTCCATGCCCTGGTAATATACGTCGTACAGACGAGAGTTGATCTCACCCACGGTGATCTGACCGTCTTTGTCGTAGTCGAAACCACAGTTCTGACGATAGCCGGTAGTCTCGACATCTTTGCGGAAGATAACCGTGTCCGCTGTCTTACCGACGGCTGCCGGATAGAAGATGGTGAGATAGAAGTCTTCCAGTTGGGAGAAGACCTTACCGCGCTTTGCCCACAGGTCGAAGTAGGCGAAGACCCACTTGAGCTGTTCGACCTGTGGCAAGACCCGCAATGCGGCTGTGCTGGTGTTGAGATCGCCGGCGGCCATGTCGCCGAACTGGATCAGACCGAAGTACTTGGCACCTGCGCCGTTCTGAATAGTCGGGCTGAATGTACCACCCGTCTCGAAGCACATGCACGACATCAACCAGTCGACAGCAGCATCTGGCCAGCCGCGCTGTTTACAACCAGCAATGACCGCGTCCAGAAACTCCTTCGACACCTTGGTGGACCAAGCAGCCTTATAAAGAGGCAAGCGGTTCTGTTGACGATAGGACTGGCACACTTGCTGAATTGCCGCAAGAGTGCCTGCCCCGAAGACACCGTCTACTTTACCGGTGTACAAACCAGCAGCCTTCAACAGGTCCTGGAATTTCACAACAGCTTGGACCATTGCGTCACCAGGGATGGTGGAAGCCGGGATGCTAGGCAACACATTCCCGGTTTGTTGACGATAGAACGCCGATACCAAAGAGGTAGCCGCGGTCATGCTTCCTGGACCCACTTGACCATCAATTGCGCCAGTGTAAACCCGGGTCTCTTTCATCAGCACTTGCAAGCTGCGCAACCCGTTGAAGTTTCTGTAGTTCATTTTACTTACCTCGATAAACAGCGACGGCCAATTTGGTGAATGCAATGGTGAGTTCATTACTAACCAGTTTGTTCCGGAAGCTCAACACCATTCGGTTGAACATACCTTTCAAACTGGTCTTGATCAGAACCTCGCGACCATCTTCAGTCATCAGGGGTCTGTGCATGATCCGACCCACGGTGCCTTTCATTTGGTTCGCGATGACGTATTTGTCAGCGTTTGTACTTGGATCCATGGATTCAACCAAGATGGTAATGAACGCTTTACCCGGCGACAGAATCGGCTTGTTAACGTTCAAACTGTTAGACACAGCACCCTTGGTAACATCAGAACCTTCGATCTCGGCTTTCTTCTTGCGGGCTTTGTCTTGAGCGTTGATGAACTTCCTCACGCTGTCCGACATTTCTTCAAGCGGTGAGTTGTACACCACCTCGATTTTGATGACCTTACCGTGATGCTTGGAACGCACTTGTTTGATACCCAGTTTGTTCACTTCGGCAATGAGCACGGCTTCAGCAACATCCGCCACCAAGTGGGCGTCTTCAACGTTGCATAAAATCGAGTCATAGTCAACAGAATCACCCACTTTGACTTCCAAGCTGATGTTCTGAACCACATCGATCGCAAAGCGCATCCCCTTGATGTACGGAGTCACACCTTCCATTGCCAGTTCTTTCGCAATAGCAATGGAGTCTTCGTACACGTCTTGGTCTTCCACCATGGCAATCCGCACCATGCGACCCGCTTTCCAAGCCACTTGACCCGGGCAGAAAGGATCACGAGCAAACCACTGCTCATCCCAACCCAAGACATCGCCTTTCTGGAAAGTATCGCCAACCTTCAGGTCAGTGATCCGGGTATGACGATGGTACTCACCCGCAGCCTCACCGATTTCCAACCCCAGAGGGTAGACGTCAGTGGTCCCGTCCTTATAGGTCACTCTGAGAGCGTCCTCAGCGAGCTCTGTGACCTTCCCTGCATCAGCAGCAACCTTGCTGTACAGATCAGACGTACGGTGCGCTACGACGTTCTCGTAGCCTGTACGGAGGATGTTCGGCGTGTAGTTCATTGCACTGACCGCCTGACTCGCTTGAGTCGAGGTAAAGGTCGACCGTTTAGGGTCATCGTGCCCAACGCCGTACTGAAGGTTACCCGTCACCGATACCAGCCCGGAATTGGACCCCTTGTCATCCTTAGCGATGTTACCCCGGAAGTCTTTAATGCGAGGGTCAGAAGAAAGGTAGGTTACGAAGCCTACTTTACCGCTGTCCTTGTTCGCCTCCGAGATGACCCCCTTGTACGTGTCAAGTTGTTGCCGGGCGCGCTTGACCATGGTGATCTCGCTACGACCGCCGACCCCACCAAAGGTAACCTCTTCCTGATCCTTCAACTGGTGAATCGGGTTCACCTCTTCCACCAAGTTCACCGAGGTATCGGTAATGATGTTGAGGATGACCGCTTCAGGATTGATGTCAATGGAGTGCTTGCGCTCTTTGCCTTTGTTCCGGTACATACGGATGGCTTTAACCATCTCCCGGTACACATGGCCCGCAAACCGCTCATACCCAACAATGCGTTGTTCGTCCAGCTCAACCTCATGACGAGAGAAGTCCGTTTCCAGCAACTTCACCGCGTCAATCAGCAGGTAGTGGAACGAAGTCGCGTAGCCCAACCGCGCCAGCTCTTCCTTGGTCACCGGATCGATAAACAGGTCAAACAGGTTCTTCATTTCCTTGAACTGCTGCGGCTTAACCTTTGGATCGCCCATCAACGGAACCCAGATACCTTTCTCGTTGAGATCGGTACGACTGAAGTTGCTGATGTTGTTCAGCTTCGGCATGCCACCAAAGATCAGACTGGCCAACTTCTCACGACGGTTAAAGATCAGGTACTCGTCGTTGAACGCGATCGCGTACTCATCCTCACTGAGCTTAGGACGGGTGCCCATCGGAACAGAGCGGGTAGTAGCCCCAGTAACCTCAATCAGTTTGTCAATACCGAAGTAGTAACACAGCACAACGCCCATAGGGAAGTAGTAACCGCTGATGTTGATCACGGCATACTCAATCGGCGCTTTCGCCGTAGAGACACCCATTAGGCCTTCCACGGTGTTGATCTCGGTGTCCCCTTGGAAGAGGTTACCGAAACTGTCCACCCACAGCGGCTGCTTGTCCTTCACCCCTACCAGGAAAGCATCTTTCTTGGTGTACTTCTTGAACTCAGGGTGTTGAGTCAGCAGATCGTCAATACGGAAGTCGAGGGTAATGTCCCCAACCGTGATGAACACAAACTTCTTGGCCAGAATGGAGTAAATGCGTGGCGACGTGTATTCAGCACTGTAACCTGAACCTTGGCTGTACGTCAGGAAGGCAGGACCACCTTCAGGCTTAATACCCCGAATACGAATCTGCTTCACCAACCACAGGCCGTAATCGTCCACCACCTTCTGACTACGCAGCACCATGAGCTTGCGGTCATAGTAGCTGGTCAAGGCGACCTTAAAGGCGTTGATCTTGCGGAGTGGCAGTTCCATGCGTTGCAGCTGCATGTGTTGCTTCACGCCGTCCACGGTAAAAGTCCCGTCCTTCTGCACTTTAGGCAAACGGATTTGGTGGGTGCTCTGCGTACCGTCCACAGGGTGCAACTGGATACGCAGGACGTCGTACGAACCTTCAACCCCGGAGATCACTTCCTGCTTGTAGTCCGCCACAGCAACACCGGCGTTCTGAATGCCCACAACCATCTTGGCGATGTCTTTGTGCAGGAAGCGTTGAGCGTACTCTTGTTTCAACACGGCGGAACGACTGCGGAGCATGCTGTCGTCAAGAACGGTGATGAAGTTACCCTCGATCTTACCGTCCAACGAATCGATCTCCTCAGGAGAGATCTGCATGAACTCCCCCAACGTCTGACCGTTGCCCATTTCGATGTGCTGGTACGCAGACCCCTTACGCATGAAGAAGTTCTGTTCAGAGACCGTCAAGGAGCCATCACGAGCCCGTTCTTCCAGAGCCGCTTTAATACCAGCCTCAGGAGTAGGGAATGCATCTTTCTTGGTAGAGATTTCCACCGTGGTGGTTTCTACTTCCAGCAGAGCATCGTCTACGTGACTTGTCCAATCCCCAGCAGCTTCATCAATTGGATGTTCTGCCTCATCTCCTTGCCCTTCCACCAGTGGACTGTTATTTCCCTGGTGACTCCCGAAAACATCAAGGATGCTACGATCAACAGAATGATCATCCACAGGCGCATGCGAGCCAGTAGGCGTGGCTGCTTTTCCGTCACCGGATGCTCGTCCTTGCCCTTGCGCAGCTCCCTTCTCTCCTTGATCCACTGAAGCGTCGTTTTCCGCTCCTGGGGTTGGGGTTCCTGTTCCATCTTTCTTCTCCTCGTCAGAAATCTCCTTCTCGCTGACCGACCCACGCACTAGGTTCATCAACGCCAAGTAGAACCGCTTGGTAACGTTGATGCGTTTAGGCGAAACCCCTTCAGGTTTTTGTGCGCCTTCCTTGACGTGTGTGTCCAGTTCTTCGAGCCAGGACTTGATCGTTTTGATGTTGATGATCAAAGCCTTGCTGTTGGCGGTAAAGATAAAGTGAAGGTCGTCTTCCGCCTGAGGGGTTAACTTACCAAACAAACTGTACTCATACTCGCCTTGCAGGAACGCCAACAAATCTAGCAGCCAGTAGCACCCTTCGGCTTTAGTTACCCGAAGAGACTGGTTACTAGGAACCGGAAGACCCTCTTTAAAGCTCCCAATATACTTTGCATAGTCGACCATCAAATCTTTGTAAGAAGGAATGTTAATAGGCAGTTCAAACCGCAGGAACTGCTTACGTGTTTGCGCGCGCTCAGCCTCGGTGTTCATGCCTTCAACCAGCATGTTCAACCGGTTGTAATGAATCTCGAAGTTGACAAAGGTAGCAGCACGCTGCGCCCAGGTCTTATCGGCAATGCCGTAGTTCTTGACGATCAGCACATCGTTGCGGCGATAAACCGTATTGATGTCTTTGGTCCAATTGTAGTTGTAGTGACTGGCGCGGTAAGACTGAATCGCCTTCTTGACATCAAACGCCAACACACGGCCATGCCCCATCACCGGAGTGAAACGAGGCACGAACTCAATGAACACATCTTCAGGGAAGTTCGAGATGAAAGCTTCCGACACAGAAGGACCAAACTCTGTAGCCAGCTTCGGCACGAAATGCACCAAGGCTTGCTTCGGCATGACAATCTCGCTCACGCCGATAAAGTTAGGCTCCATGAGCTCCTGTTTCTTCCGCTGTACAAACAGTTTAAAGAACTCACTGTACGTAAGAAGCCGCATTGTTACTCCTCAAGACCGCTCGTAGCAGCCTTCAACATAAACAGAATCGGTTCGTTGACAGGGTCATAAAGGAAACGACCACTGCCACTGATGTAGTACTCGCGCTTACCGAACAAAGCATTGACTTCAGTCTTGCTGTCCTCGGCGTTCACGCTGTTGCTGTTCAACTGGTCACCGTCGTGGTCGGAGTCATAGCCCGCTTCACGAGAAGGGTCAACCGACATGGCATCGAAGTAATCGGGGGTTTCTGTCCG